TGTCATGATCGGATCTTTTATAGTCTGCCCTCTTACTCCATCTTTTGAAGTTTCTGAATGGTACTGAATCAACGTAGGACTAATAAGACATTGCTGATTGCCAGTTGTAATTGTGTGTATCGGATCTTTGCAATTTCCGCCCGGATGATTTGTCGTATTCGTTCCCATGTATGGTGCAAGCGTTGGTTCAATCAGACAATGCTCATTTTTGCTTACAATCGTTGTGAGCGGCTCCCTCACATCCTTACTCCGGTCCTTTGTGAACCCTGTCTGCCCGATCTGCACCATATACGGCTCCACAATCCCGTACCCGTGCTTTCCGGTTATGGTAGGCATCGGCTCTCTGATATCATTCGGTCTACGCTCACCGCCATGATTACACTGAATGATAAAAGGCTTTGGATTATTCAAAACGAATTTTATAAATCCTCTGGCTATCCTGTCCATCGTCTTTTGTGCCAGTGGTCTTACTGCCCGGATGCCGTATTTCTCCTTGATTTCTTCCGAAGTATCGAAGATACTTGGACAGGGCAATGAAAAATCCAACTGCGTGTATGCTCCAACGTATGGTTTCAGCAATCCCGCCTTTACAGCTTCACTGTCTGCCGGTGCGTGTGTCGGCTCTGGCCAGACGATTGGCTTACCATCACACCGGGCGATCATGAAAAATCTCTTTCGCATGGTCGGTGCACCATAATCGGCAGCAATCAGTTCTTTAAATTCTACAATGTACCCCAGATCATTTAGCTGCTGTACAAACTTTTCAAATGTTTTTCCCTGCTTTGCCTTAATCGGATGATGCCCTCTGTTCAATGGTCCCCATGTTTTGAACTCTTCCACATTTTCAAGCATGATGACTCTCGGTCGGACAAGTCCCGCCCACCTGCAAGCTACCCATGCAAGACCTCTGATATTTTTATCCTTTGGCTTTCCACCTTTTGCTTTACTGAAATGCTTACAGTCCGGTGAGAACCAGGCAAGTCCAACCGGATGCCCATTGCATGCCTTTACTGGATCAACTGCCCAGACGTTTTCACAGTAATGCTTGGTGTTCGGATGATTAGCCTTATGCATCTTAATTGCTTCTGGATCATGATTGATTGCAATATCAACACTGTATCCGGTTGCCATTTCTATACCAGTGGAAGCGCCGCCCCCACCGGCAAAATTGTCAACTATCAATTCTCCATGTATCATGACAGCACCTCCGAAAAATTAAGTTTCATCTGCGGATCCGGCTCATAGTTCATCCACACCGTTTCTGTGCGTGCCTTTCCATGCTCCGCACAGCTTGAAAACTGTTTTTTCTTCCATCCGTTCAGATAGTCGTTATACATTTCTGACTCGTAACCAGAAATCATAATCTTTGCTTTACTCTGTAGTAACGCTTTTAATAATTCCTCGTGATCCGCATCCGTCATCTCATGTTTATATTGTTTTCCTGCTCTGGTACCCAAAACATACGGAGGATCAATGTACATAAAAACATTGCTGTAATTAAATCTCTCAATCACTTCCACCGCCGGGCGGTTCTCGATCTGTACCATGCGCAACCGTTCCGCTATGTCAATGATCCATTCCGGCAGACGGTACCAGTTCCATAATGCATAAGCTCTTTCTCTGCCCTGTACATCATTTTTCCATCCTACCTTGCTGCCATTGGTACGGAACCCGTGCCCCTGCCAACACTGGATTAAAAATCGTAATGCTTTATGATACGGTTCATCCGGCATCATCAACTCCCATGCATCCAGCTTATATGTATCCTCATATTTTTCACGACTGAACGGTGTAGTCATTACCATTCTGGCCAGACGATCCGCATCCTCCTGTATACACCGGAAGATATTCACAACGTCATGATCCAGATCATTAATCGTTTCGATATCAGATACCGGCTTATTAAATAACACGGCCCCGCTGCCGAAGAACGGCTCTACATAGCTGTGATGTTCCGGTATCAGTTCCACCAATCGGGGAGCAATATTCCACTTACTTCCCGGATATTTCAATACTGTTCTCATTTTCTTCAAAAGGAACCCGGCGCGCCTTTTATCCGGATAGGTCCCGGCTCCTTTCTGCCTTACGGCTTGTAATCTTCAAAATTCCGTACAGCTGCAAAGGCAAATCGTGAATTTACCCAGCGCTGTAAATGTTTTAATTTATCTCCCTGTTTTAACTTGTATTTGTCATAAATCATCACATAGGGGCTGTAACCTAAATCTCTCAGGGTATATATTCTGTCAAGATCCTGTTCTATGGTGGTATTGAATCCACATAACACATATACAGTCATTTTTCTATAATTCCATCCAGTAAGCCGCTTGAACATTTCAAATTTAGGAACTATGACATCCTTGTCCTCGTACCGGTCCCATGCAAAATGTATCTGTTTAATTTTCATCTGCCGGATGTATTCTGCCTTTTCTTCGGTCATGATCCGAATGTCACACCCCTGTGAAAAATCAATCCATGCTCCACTGTCGATGAGTTGTTCACTTAAATTTTTCCAGCCCCGACAGGCAAACATATTGGGATCAAGCAGGACGATATTTTTCTGACCATTCCAAAATTCCGAAAGATTCGCTACCTTTACGGAACATCTGCCCTCTTTCTTCCCTACAATGCAGAAATCGCACCCTCTCGGGCATCCTCTGGTTAAAAATCCGTAAGCTGTATCTTTGCACAGTTCCGGATAAAGGCTATAATCCGGATATATATGCTCGATCTCTGACGGTAGAGGATCGCCGCCGTCCGGATAATAGTATCCGGTTCCGCCTTTTACCACTTCCCCGGCGCATACCGGATGCTGATAATCTGGCGTAAAGGTAAATACCTTACTCATGTAAACTCGATCCGGTGGATCCATCCACGCGGTCAGCGGATCATACCATTCAACACTATCTCCCTGACGTTTATGCCATGCAGACAGTTTCATCAATGGCAGATTGGGAAAGTTATGTCCATCCACATCAATTAGTGCTATTTTCATTTTTTTCAGAAACCGGGTACCCTTTTGCGCGCTAGTTCGGCTCCTTTCACACATTTTTCAACATCACTTCATGCTATTTTTACATCCGGCAGCTATATTGATAACTGTCAAAGGGAAATAACCTTTTTATATAGATTCTTTCTCATAGCTTAGCCAGTGGGATTCGTCTTGCTGGCTCCTCCTTCATTTTGAGATTCTTTCAAAATTTCATCCCAGCAGGCATTCCAGCCAATCTTATACGATGGTGTAATTCCATCAGGCTGCGGATATCTTCCGCAAACTTTCATTTTATCGGGAAGTTCCCGAAGTGGACACCAATCTGGCTTTGCTTCTTCACTATTTAATGAAAACTTTTCAACGCCAGTTGCATAACACTCGTCATCTTTTGAGTTCCAAAACTTACACATGGTGCAATCTTCCGGCATTTCATCCATAACTAATACTGCTTTAGACATCTTCAAACCTCCTTAATGCTGACTTAGCAATTATATTTTTTATCCATCTTGGCAACATGCATTTCCATATAGGAACTCTAAAATCGTAATCAAATAGACAACCACAATCGTCACATTCTCCCTCGTAGCTTCTTGTTTCCCACCCCCATAGGGCAGTTTTCACAATCATTGTCATACCAACAGCTTATTTCCGTGTAATTCTCCCATTTGCTTGAATTTTCAATAGGTCTGCTATAATGCAATGATGTTATCCGCATATTACCAATGGATTTATCCACTTCAATACGTTTGTGAATTTTTAATATCCTCATAATTCAACACCTCCACTATGTTTTCGGCTTTTCGCACCACTCAAATTCGATCACCCACACCCACGGATTTGCATCCCAGCCGTAACGGTCAAGATCGGATTTCTTGATGGTGCTGTTCCAGATTCTAATAAAATGCTCTCTGGCTGTATGTATGCGATCATATTCATTCTCCGGGCTGTGAATAAACCCTCTGTTATCTATCGCTCCTTCTGCTTTTGCTCCGTCCTCGGTAATCTCATGCAACCGCTCCACCCTCACATCCGTAACCTTAAGCCAGATACGTGCAGCTTCTTTCGGCATGTGGATGGATGGTTTCCACTTTGTAACATCGGCAATGTCATTTCTTTGCCAATCTTCGTAGTAATAGTATCCGTTCGGTGCCTTTTTCCATGTTTCCCGGACATACAGGATATCGCCCGTACAGATAGGACAGGTTCTCTCCGCCGTACTTAACTGTTCCGTATGCTCCTTATCAACAAAGTTATGTACTGCATAAGTCCGCCTGTCAGCATTGTAAAATTCCATATCCGGCACAGTACACTCATTGGCATCTTTGCAAATTCGCCTTGTGCAGGTCTTCCTTCCGTCCAGAATCGCCCGAACCATCTCGGTATTGAACAAAATCGGTTTAATCGGCATCCGTTCCACCGCCTTTCACGATCTCGATCATATCAGTCAGTATTCCATCGCACCCGAACTGTTCCATTTCTGATCGATATTCTTCTAACTGCTTCACAACTTTCTCCGGATCATTCATTCTCCTGTTCCACTTTTCAGTCGCTTCTGTTTCCGTTTCTCCACTGATAGCGCATCCACACTCTGTGCATTCAATAAATGCTCCACCTTTATATACTGGCATCTTGCAAATGATATGCCTATGTGGCTCAATAACTTCGATTACAGCTTTCCCGCCACAGAACGGGCATGGTTTAAGTTCTTCGCTCATTTTTTATCTTCCTTTCTTTCATCAATACACTTTCTGACCGCACCCACAATATCCTGGATAAGGCATTAGGTTATGACACTTCGGGCAGAAATATTTCCCCTCAATGAGTTCTCTGGGAATCGCTGTCTGCATTTCCACCGCCGCCCGGCATTCTTCCGGTGTGCCGATCGCCTTATATTCTTCCCACACCTTAGCATCCTCGTTTGTTAAAAGGCAAAATTCCTCATGCTTCTCCCCTTCAAACACCGTTTCGATAAAGTGGTGCATCAAAAGCGGAATATCTACGTTGGCATGATAACGTTCTTTTAAGTCTTTTTCGATTTTCCGGTATTTCTGTACCTCTTCCAGTGCGTTTATTGCCATTGCATAAGCATTTTCAAAAGATTTCCCTCATGATGTATCACACGGAATCGCTTTTCCAAGTTCGTTACAATCATATTTTAATTCTTCAATTGCTTCATTCTCCGTCATTCTTACACCTCCAACAGTTCCGGGTTATCAATCGCATTACCGATTACCTCTATTTCGCCGAAATCAACATCGAAAAATCCGTACATAGCACATCCGCATTGTGCCAGTTCCCATGCTGCGTAATTCTCACTCCATCTAATCAGATATGGCTCTTTATCATCATCATTATGCTTTATGACAATGTCATTCTCGAAGATCAGTTTGCTGTTCTTATCAGGCATTGCGGTGCACTGGCAGATGGTAGATGGATCAACGGCATAAAATTCAACATCCGTATCTTCATACGCTTCAATTTCTCTGATCTCTCCGTCTTTGTCATAACTTGGCAATCCGTATACCCATCTTCCATTATTAATCCGCTTTGCGCGGTATAAATGTCTATTCTCCATCACATTCCACCTTTTTCCCTTTGCAAAATCCTCTATGTTCATGCACGGAGAAAGAAATACTTCCGGTCTGCTTCATGTAAGTCAATTTTTCTCCGGTCAGCTCACATTTATGTTTACGTTCGTTCAAATACTGACATCTTCCATCACAATACATCGCTTTCCCCCTCCATTTCTTTCAGCTTGGCTTCGGCTTCCTCTCTGGTAAGGAATACCGTTTTACCGATCATTGACAATAAGATTGTAAAATTTTTCTCACACTCTATGTAATCGCTTTCTGGTCCGGTCTCATCGTCAATCCATTCATGTAACCATTTTGCCTTAACCGCAATCTTCATCCAGTTTCTTTTTGCAAACCGGAGTGAAACAATTCTTGCCGGGAAATATTTGGGAATCTCATTGTCGATGTCCTCATAGCACTCCATATCCTCTATTGGAAGTATCGTGCTGTCTACATAAACGGTATCTCCCACCTTGCACGGCAACCGCAGAAGTAATCCCTGCTCCTCGGCTTGCTCTCTATTTGCAAGTCTTTCCGCAATCTCTTCCAGGGCTTTGTATCTTCCATCTTTCGCAAGCTGGGTAATGGTAATTCCCTCATCATCCGGTAAATCTGCTGGATGAAATAAAACTTCTCCATTCTCTGTCACATATGTTAATCTCTCCATGCTATCCCTCACTTTCCACTCCGTACCATGCAGAACAACATTTCTGTCAAAGATTTCTCTCGCGTTCCGGCTATGCATGGCTTAATGATTTCCAACCGCCACGATATGTCGTCCGAAATTGGCGTAGGCTCTTCAAACTCCTCATACTTGTCCCTAGTCAACGGCACAGCGACCATAATGCCGTAGTGTACGGATGATTCTGGATTCGTCTTGTGCAAATGTTCATAAAATGTCCCATCGTTTAAGTCTTGGAGAATGTCCTTGTAACATTTCATCGTGGTTACTATGTAGTTCTTTTCTCCGTAGAAATTTAGTCCATTGCCGCTGTATACATCCTCTTTGCAGCTTTTAATCTCATAGCAAATGAAGATTCCCTTTTCCAATGCACCAACGGAGCATTGATTCGGCGGTTCAAACTGCATGAAATCTACTCTTCCACCCTTCCCGGCAGTTGTGAACGCGTCAATGCTAACCTCACTCGCCCAGTATTTACCCATGCCGCTAAATCGGCTACTTACAAGCAGTTCTCCGAGAAACCTTGTTGTTTCCGCTCTGTTCATGCGATTCCTCTCTTTCCTTTTTTATCTACATATCGTTTCGTCCGAAAAACCGTATCCTATATAAACTTCACGTCTTTATTTTTTCTCCTTTTCTTTCATTAACTCTGTATCTCTTTTTTTGCACATATCTCTCTCATTCGAGGACATGCAAACTGTTACTTTTTCTTCACCCACCATATTTTGTTTTCGTGCTATTTTTTTCATGCATTCAATCATCTTTATTTTTCTCCTTATTTTTTAACTGATATGGTTTCTCTTTGAATTTTCTCAACGCATCAGAGTTTTGATGTTTCGACACATATGTATGCCTGTCTGTCATTTCGTTAAGACATCTTCGTTTTTCTTTACTTTCTGTGTACATATTTTCTCCTTTTATACAACTCCAACAGCTCTTTTTGCCAACATATCAGCTTTCTCATTGCCACGGACACCTGAATGTCCTTTTACCTTTTTGAAATATATTTTTATTTTGGCATTTCTTACATAATCTCTATATAACTGTGTGCCCTTTTGGTTTGCATTCCATTTCCCTGTTGGCCAGTTTTCAATTCCTATATAATCATAGTAAATTGTTAATTCCTGAATACCGTTTTGCTCTGCATAGCTGATTGCAGCCATAGCACCTTCTATTTCGCCTGCTACATTCCGCATACTTGCCATTTCAGGATTTGCACCACTTCCCATGATCTCATGTTCTTTTGTGCCATCATTTATGATTCCGCCATAGCCATAGGTTTTTGTATATTTATTGTAGGATCCGTCTACATACGCATACGCTGTTATATTCTTTCTTTGTTCTTTTTGCGTCATATACGCGGCTGCCTCTTCCGGTTTTGCAAACTGCTGATATTCTGCACCAGCATACCCATCAATCTGTGCAAAGCATTCAAGCCATGTCTTATAAATTCCTGGCACACGTCCTTTGCGCACCGCATATACACGTTCAAGATTTTTCTTTTGCTTATTTTTATTTCTGTAATTCATAATAGAAATATAGTTCTTACGGCTTTTCAAATACTCTTCCTTAAATAAACACTCTTTACCACAGTTGCAAGCATCGCATTTTGCATAAAAGGTAATGCAGTGCTCTTTTACACAAGCTTCTTCAGAATATGAACAAATTCCATTTTTTTCATGTTGACAGTTAAATTCTTGACAATATGACATATCCTCATCTCTTTTCTATATGTATATTTTAGTATATTATACCATTATATACCTTTTGTGTAAATATAATTATATCATATTGTTGTTATTTTATTATATATGTTGTATAATAGAGACACCAATTAAGAAAGGACTATGATTGCATTGCGTAATAAAAAAATGTCTAATAATGTGCTTGCATCACGCATAAATAAACTAAGAACTATTTCTGGTTTAAGCCAGGCTACGTTCGGCGCTTCCATAGGCACATCACAGGCTGCATTATCGGCTTATGAAAAAGGAATCCGTACCCCATCCCTGGATATATTAATAGATATTTCAAATAAATATCATGTCTCTATTGACTGGCTCTCTGGTCTAAGTGATATTCCAAATTCAGCACAAACCAAAACTTATGCAGATCTAATAAAGTTGATTGTATTGCTAAATGATAATAACCACCTGGATATAACCTTGGATAGAGACTCTGATATCCTAAATTTCATTTCAGCTGATAAAACTCTTATAGAATTTTTTAAAGAATGGAATGAAATGCGTACTTTGCGCGAAGATTTAGAAAATGGGGATAGATTATATAATTTATGGCTGAATGACGCTATCAAACGATATGATATTCCACTGTCCTGACACTCCACATAGCTGAACCTAGTTTTACGATACATTCAGATAAAAAAAACAGAAAATCACCGCTACTAAAAAAGGGGACTTTCTGTTTTTTCTGTGTTAAATTGTAGTATTAATGCCATTTACGGCTGCATGCTCGTCCTTGTCCATCGGAATAACAAGGCATTTCTGCCCATCAACAATCTGAGAATGGATCTGACTGACTTTTTCCGGTTTGACACGCAGAATAACATCGTAGGTTTTGACTGCCGGGATGTCGTCTCCGTCAGATTCTTCTACTGGAAGAGTGCGTGTTTTCTCTAACTGCTGTTTCAAATTTTCAACCTGCTGTACCAGTTCTAATTTTTCTTTGCGTTTGGCATTTGCCTCCACCAGCTTCGAATCAACTAAGTTCTCTACAGTCGGTACATCCTCACCGAATATATTTTCATAGGTCTGTTCGATCACGGCTGCCTGTTCCTCGGTCACGCCGCTCTCAGCAAGTACGGAAGAGATCGTACTCTTTGTGACAGGGACCGGATTCGGTTCCGGCTCCTCTTCTAAAGCGACTGGGATCAAGTTGTTTAAATTGTCCTGGATATCCATGAAAATAGCATCACTTTCATCATCATATTCTCCGATGACTTCTTTTACAATGCTCTGGAAGGTAAGTTTCTGCTCGGTAGCCGTAAATTTAGAACCACAGCCAAGACCGGATTCCATAAATTCAGAGTGCGGTGTCTTGGTGTCTCTGGTGTAAAACATGACAGAGTGGATATCCGTGCTCCGGTCGGTAAAAGCAGGAAATACAAATCCGGTGTCAGGAGCGCCAACAACCCAGTCACGGATACGCGGTCCAATGCGGTTTTCATCCTCACGGTAGCCAAGTCCCGGTTTGGTCAGGTTGACCGGACAGATCGCGCAGAGCAGATATTCGTAAACTTCCTCGGACTCGTCTAATTTGTTGTTGTCAGAAGTCTTTGTCATAACGTCGTAGGCATCGTGAAATACAAGGATCAGATAGTTTCCGACGTAGTCGTAGCTGTCAATGACAAGATCATAAAATGCTTCCATCAGATCATCATTTTTTAAGGTACTCTCGCGCAGACCCATCAAAAACTGCTGTCTGCCGCCGGCAGCCTCCTCCGCAGCTGGAAATTCCAGTTCCAAAATATTGTTTCCGATTGTACCTGACAATACTTTTTTTGCGATCTCCAAGTATTTGTAAAATTCTTCATCTTCCAGATTTAAAAATGTTTCTCCAAAGGAAGTTACCTTGTTCTTGTCCGCATCCACATAGCAGCCACACACCCTCGTAAAAGTGCAGGCATCTTTTTTTAATCTTCTTTTCAGTTCTAAAACATCTTTTTGGTTCATTTTTATTCCTCCATATAGCAAACTTCATCTTCCAGGTATTGGATCAGTTCTTCTACCTATGCAAAAAATTTCGTGTTGAAAATAACCACAAGTCCGATAGCCACAACCAGAATCAAGATAATCTCCATAATAGCCTCCTTATCTTCTTCCCACAATGTG